CCGTATGCGGGCACAACAGCTTCTGGGGCAGTCTACGCCATTGGCACGAGCTTTACGGTGCCTGACAACTTCCCTGAAATGAGCCAGGGGGATATTGAAACGGCGACTATTTTTACTCGGGCGATGCGGAAAATTCAGGGGAAGATTACTTCAATCTTGGCGGGCGGAGCCAACGCCAACTTCACGCTCATGCCACAAGTCGGTGGCGATCCTATTGTGTCATTTAAAGACACTGCCAAGCTCTTTAGAAAATCAAACTCCTCAACCGTTTTATTTACAAAGACAGGCAATTTTACAGCAACTACAAGCCAAGAGTTTTATGCAGAAGCAGGAGGCTCAGTATTAACTATTGTGTCAGGCACAGCTATCACAATGCCAACAGCGACCACGGGCACAGACTATGCGGTATGGCTAAAAACAGATGGTACGCTAGAGGCGACTACTAGCTTTACATCACCACCCGCAACTGACGCGCGTAAGATCGGTGGTTTTCACTATGCACCCGGGAGCAATGCTTCTGCTCAAGCTGGCGGAAACTCTACCCCACAAATCAACGAGTACTCATTCTGGGATTTAAACTATCGACCTGCATGTAATGACCCCCGTGGCATGACCTGTGTTGCAGGTAGCTTCTGGGCTGATATTTACTTCTTAAACACCAACCCTGATGTAAACGGTACGTCTAAATATGGTGTAACAATTGCAGACGGCGATAGCCCACCTATTATCCCACTGACGCTAGGTGGCAATGGCTCTACGACTTTTGGTTCTTTGACATGGTTTGAGTCAATGTCAATCGCAACTGCAATGGGCAAGAAAGCATTTACCCAGCCTCAGTTTATGACAGCGATGTACGGCGTCACGGAAGCTACTGACGCGGGGAGTAACCCGGGAACAACTGGCTTAGATGCGGATAGAACATCACGTTGGGGGGTTATGCAGGCTACTGGTAATTTGTGGGTTTGGGCGCAAGATAGAGGTGGAGATTATTCAACGGGTGGCTGGAACGCAAATACCGACGGGTTTGGGTCAGAGTACAATGCACCAAATGTTTCGCGCCTTGGTGGCACCTGGTACGTCGGTGTCAATGCTGGTTCTCGTGCCTCGGACTGGGCCGACTCGGCGTCGTCCTCGTACAACGGCATCGGGTTGCGTCTCGTCTGTGACCACCTTCAACTTGATTAGCGAGCGAAAGCGAGTGGCCCTAAATGCTTAATAGTACTAGCCAAATGCTAATAGTAGAAAAGTATGAAAAGTTGATTAACTATTTATACCCAATACTGCAAAGCATACCCCGAGCACATGGGGTGGCTAAAAACCTAGCTTTAAACGACTTACTCATAGTTCCTTCAATGATGATAATTGCAGGGAAAATAGGGCAGGTGAGTAAGTTGTATTTAATAGACGCACAGCTAGCAACTGTGCGGTACTGGATGCGATTTCTTGTTGATCGAAAATGTATGACCAAGCACCAAGAGCAAACCGCTCAGGCTTTAATGTCTGAGGTTGGCTCTATACTTGGATCGTGGATTTCAAGCAAGAAAAGGCAGGGGTAAAAATGGGCAATGTTTCGCTACTTGGTGGCAACTGGAACAACGGTGTCAATGCTGGTTCTCGTTCCTCGAACTGGAACAACTCGGCGTCGAACTCGAACAACAACATCGGGATGCGTCTCGTCTGTGACGATAATTCACCGGTAAGTAATTGCTACGGCGTTACTTCCCGACCATATGGTCAGCCATTTTTATCCCCCTTCGGGGAACACACTTATAGGTTCGGTAGAACACTTAGTCATTAATTTAAAAGGTGGTGCCGGCATTTTATCTAAAACTGAAAACACTATGTTCGACAACATAGCAAGCATAGAAAATTTAAGATTGGCGTACTTGAAGACGTCGAAAGGAAAGAAAAGTACAGCTGGCTATTTAAACTTTAAAGAATACGCTGAATATAACTTGCTGCAGATACAGAAAGAGTTGATTTCTGAGGATTACGAGTTATTACCGAGCAGAAAGTTTATTGTTTATGAGCCAAAAGAAAGACAAATTGAGGCGCTGGAGTTTAGGGATAGGCTTGTTCAGCATGCATTATGCAACATGATAGAGCCTGTTTTTGAGCGAACTTTTCTGCCAAATAGCTACGCTTGCCGGAAGGGCATGGGGACGCACGGTGCTGTTAAGTTTATTCAAAGCAAGTTGAGAAGTGAGGGTTATACGCACTTTTTAAAGACAGATTACAGCAAATATTTCTCTTCTATCGACATGCCAATACTAATGAAAGAGATAAATAAAAAGGTTAAATGTAAAAAGACACTACGCTTAATAAACAAGATGCTGGGTCATGGTGTGGGGGTGAAGATCGGTTGGCTAACAAGTCAGTTGTCGGCCAACATTTATGGCAACATCCTAGATAAGTATTTATTCTATGATCTGGGCCTGAGGGACTGGGCCAGGTACATGGATGATGTGGTAATACTGGGTAATTGCGCGGATAAACTACACGAGATACAACAGAAAATTGAAGAATTTTCAAAAACCAAAATGTGTTTGAAGCTGAGCAAATGGCAAGTGTCACCGGTGTCTAGGGGGATAAACTTCTTAGGCTATCGAATATGGCCAAGGTACAAGCTAATCCGGAAAGACTCGGTTTCTAGAGCGAAAAAGAAAATTAAATTGTATAGCAAGTTAGGCGATGAAGAAGCGCTTAAAAAGTTTAAAGCATCTTGGCTAGGGCATATAAAATGGAGTAATGCCCACAACTTAAAGAAAAAACTTAATCTGGAGGATTAAATGATAATCAATACGCAAGAAGATTTAAACGCGATTGCTGGCACTTCTGAATATGAGCAGTTCATTGCAACTCTTAGAGGTTCGCTGTTTACAGTCCGTAAAGATGAAGTTACCCAGAAATGGGTTGCGGATGAAAACAACGAGACGATTGAACGCTTTGGCTTAACTCGTGCAGACTTTGAACCTATTGAGCAGCCAGTTCTGCCAATTAATGAAACGGCTAACGACCAGCTTTTGCAGCAACTAACGCAAGCGCGCAAAGAGCAAGAGCGCCAAGGCGTAACCCTGAACGGCATCCGCTACGCAGGCGACCCCGGCAACCGCCAAACGCTGCAAGAGGCAATCACGTATATTGAAGACGCGGGCCTGACCGAGTTCCCGGCCTGGAAAGACTCTGACGATGTGTTCCACGCGGATCACCCGCTGGCCGACGTAAAAGACGCGGTCCGCGCGATAGGTGTGCGCCGGTCGCAGCTGATTGCTGCCGAGGGAGAATATGCCGCGCAGATTGCAGCCGGCACCTTGATCGATTTGAGCGAGGTTGTGTGGCCATGATCTACGCCCAATATTTCAGCCAAGAAGAGTTCCGCGAGTGGTCAGACGACATGAGCGCCCGCTTGATCACTATGCTAGACGTGCTCCGGTTCCGCCTGGGCAGCCCCATCGATATCTCACTAAGCGAGTACGCCCTTGGCCGCAACCTTGGCGTGGGCAAGATGTCAGAGCATAACATTGATGAATGGGGCGAAGTGCTGGCCGTGGACTGCTTTATCGGCGGAGTCTATAACCGGGCGCAGGCTGAAGCGGTAGTATATGAAGCTGAGGGGATTGGCTTTACTGGCATCGGGGTCTACTCTGACACGCACAATAATCAAGGTGATGATCAGGTCATGTTCCACCTTGGCGTGCGGCCCAACGAACTAATGGGCTCGCCTGCAACAT